GAAGTGTGGCCACAAACCCTGGGGCTGTCAACTCTGTGGTGGAAGGGTAAAAATTGTGGCCACAAAGCTGGGAGGTTTTCAAATTGCTCGCGGAGCTACTACGTACACGTATCCGTGTCGGCGCAGCCCCACCGCCAGGGGTCGCCGCGCCACGCTCCGAGCTTTGTGCTGCACTGCGATGGGGTACGAGCCTACCCCCATTCGGGTGTGTTGCTCGGGTCTAGTTCGCAGAACGGGTGTTATGTCAAATGGGAGAGCGATGCAGCATGAAGGGTGAAGGGGCGAACATGCCGGCGAACGGCGCATCGCTGTGCGGCTCGTGCGTGTAGGGCAGAGGCCGGAGCGCAGCGAGATTCAACCTTTGACCTTTGCCCGGAATGGCCGTGACCACAGAGTCGATAGCTATTGACTATCGACTCGAGCGCTTCGATAGCTACATGAGATCCTCGACTGTCGGCTCACGGAACTCGGCGTCGACCGTGACCGCAGGACGCTTGCGGTCCACCAGCGTATCGAGTTTGCCGTCTATCGCTTCGAGCCGCTGTAGCAGCTCAGAATCGCTTAGCTTGCCGATACTGGCGAATGGGTGCGTCAAGCTAGCGCCATCCTCCGGTCGTTCGCTGTAGCCCGCCAACCTGGCCATCGTGGCGACCATCGCTGCCCAGCGGTCCGGGTTGCGAGCGGCATATGCCTTGATGTCATCAACCGTCGGCGCCCCGAGCATCGCCCGAATCAGCTCCGGGCGGAATGCTGCGCGGTCCAGACTCTGGATCTGCAGTAGCAGTGCTCGCCCCTCCGCGGACCTTTCCACTGCGGCGACCATGTTGCCGCACTGCTCTGGATACGATCCATTTGTCGATAAGTCCGGGACTGGTGACGTATTCGCCGCCGGGAAGCTTGCAGGCCGGGAATCCGTCATGTTCGATCCACCTTGTCAGTGTGTGCGGGTGGCAACCAACCTTCGCCGCGATCTTGCTTATCGTGACCACAAGATCGCCATTACCCGCAATGTGCCGCCTACTCATGCGCCGAGACTAGGCTGCATCGCATCGGAATATCAAGCCCCGGCGATATGAAAAACGGATCTATGCGATTTTCCGCAAGCGCCTTGCATTGTGGCCACGATGCATCATACTGATACACACCAACTAGCAGCGAACGAGGAACCGAGACATGACCAAGAGCGAATCCCGCGAGATCTTCAAGGCCCGCATCGTGGCACCCACCATGCCGGAGCTCGCCGCAATGGCCCTTGCCACCGTGCACCGCAGCGCGCGCCGCGCCGACACCAAAGCCGCCTGCGAACTCGCGCTGACCGAGTGCGGACTGTGGCACTACGTGACCGAGCGCAACGGCGCAATCGTCCCCCGCTGACAGCCGATTAGCCTAAGCGCTCCGAGCGGAGCGCTTACACGAATCGACCGACAACAACGAACGAGGAACCGAGACATGAACTACTCCACCTTGTCGACCGCCAAACTGATCGCATTGGTCACGGCCGCGCAGGAAATTCAAAAGCGCAACCATCCGCACACGGATGTGTGGCAATCGGCCAGCGTCACGATCAATACCCTTGCACCCATCATCGCGCAGCGGGCCGACAAGTGACCACCATCACCCTACTAGCTATCGGCCGCCACCTGTACGCACTAGAGCGCATCGGCGACCGCACGATCATCACACTGCTAACTGTCAACGAGGATTGAACCGATGACCCGCAAACCGACTATCTACGAAGCCTTGACCGCCAAGCTAGGCCGCGAGCCTACCAATGCGGAATGCAGCGCCGAATGCCGCCGCATCATCGTCAGCGTAGGCAGCGACGCCCCCGCGCAGCGCTACCGTGTGGAGCGCCGCACCTTCGACACGATGCAGGAGGCGCAGGCATACGCCAATCGATTCCTGCCGCGCATCGTCGCCATTACACACGCCGTGTAGCCGCCACCCCTATGCCGCATAGCTCCACGCTATGCGGCATACAGGTGCCGACTACTGCACCGCACAACAAAACGACTGAGGATTGAACCAATGAACGCACCGATTACCACCGCGCCCGTTATGCCTGACCGCGATCGCATTCTCGCGCTCCTGCGCGAATTCGCCGAGCAGCGTCCCGGCCTCGAATTCGGCAACTATGGCGACGTGGCCGCCTACCGCGCGGAGTCGCGCAGCATTACCCGCGATCTGCACCACGCGCGTGAATTGCTGGCCTACGTGCAGCGCTCGCGCATGAGCGCGGAAACGCTCCGCGCTTCGTTCGATGCGTACAGCGGCCGCCTGTCCCTGACCGAGCACGACGGCACGTGGCGCCTTGACTACTGCACCGGCCAGTACTTCCCCACCGAATACCGCCGCGCCGTGTGCGCCGTGCTCGCCGCCGCGTGCTGGTCGTATTGGCGCGACGAATGCATGCCGGCGCCGGACGCCTACCGCGTGGAATCGTGGGGCGCGTGGGACGGCTCGCGCTTCAACCATGCGCGGCACACCGCCGTGCAGAATCGCGAAGCCGCAGAGGCGCAGCTCGCAGACTTCGGCGGCCAGGCATATGGCCATGTGGTCGAATTGTTCAACGGCGAGAGCGCCGGCGACTACTTGCGCGCCTGCGCCCGTCGCGAGCTCGGCGCCACCATCGCGCGCCGTTGGTTCCGCTGACACCTACACGCCCCGCGCTTCAACCGCGCGGGGCTCGAAACTTGGAGGGATGACGATATGAAAATCACGATTGCTAGCCGCTACTGGTCGCAGAATTGCCCCGTGTTCTACGTGGAATCCGTGAAAGGAAAAATCGGCGACTGGGGATATACCACCGACTACCACAAGGCCGCCGCGCTTACCCCGTATTGGCAGCGCCGTTTTGCGGCCGATTGCCGGTGCGTCGGCGTGGAAGCGCGGTTTACGGAGTTGGATCGATGATCCGCCCCACCCCCTCAGAGCTCCGTACCGCGCGCGTAGGCGCGCGACTGAGCCAAGCCGCGGCCGGTGCCCTGCTCGGCGTCTCGCGCGTGTCCTGGTCGCGCTGGGAGAGCGAGACGAGCGGCTTCACCATGCCGCCGGGATTGTGGATCGCTTTCCGCGCCGTGCTCGAGTCCGGCGAAGCCGCGCGCTGGGCCGCCACCTTGGCCGACTTGAAAAGCTCAGCGGCGCGCACCCGCGCGCGTGAGCGCCTGGCCGCAAACCGCACTGAAGCATAGCCCTTTCAGGTACCCCCATTCGGGTAGGGGTGGCTGCGGCCACCACTGCCCCCGCGCGGCCCGCGAAAGCGCAAAAAATCACGCGGTTAAGATGTTAAGATAATACCCCCTTTTTTAAAAAGTCCTCATGAAAAAACATAGGGAAAACTTTTAAAATAGGCCTGTTTTCTTAACATCTTCACCGCTGCACCGCAGCAAAACCTATTCTACGTCCGAAAGCGATGTTATTTGCAGATTCAACCCGCAAAAAACAGCGCCTTTCTTTGCGTATTCTTTTGCAAAGCCGCGGTCCTGCAATCTTTTGCTAAGTGCCTTCGCGCTCGACACAAAACGCAATTCTCCGCGCGCTCGCGCCCATGCTTCCCAGTCCCCCCACAAGCTAGACAGACTACACTTTTGGGTAGGTTCCAATACACACCGTTCGCGCAGCCAGTCCGCCAGCAAGTCCATATCTGACCGGTATTCGCGCCGCGCCGCCTGTACCGGTGGCGGAAACACGAGTCCTTTTTGGCGCAGGTAATCGAGGTGGCCGCGCACGATCCAAGCCAATATCCCGCGCGCCTCCGCGCGCAGCCGCGCCTGCCGCTGGGGATCTTTGGCGGGGTCATTCTCGAACGAGCGTTCGCACTTGAGGGTGCAGAGGCGCCGCCAGATACCGAGATCATCGCCGCGGATGAGCGGCTTGTGATTGGTGGACATCCAAGCGGTCCACGTGGGTTGGATCTGAACAATGGTGCCCGAGTACAGCGCTCGCGCGGGAATTTTGTCACCGCCGGCCATAGCCTTGATCACGTCCTCGCGCAGCTCGGCGTCCTTTGGCGGTTCGGACACCAGTACCAGCCGCGCGCCGATGAGGTCAAGTAGGTCAGGCCGCGCCAGGCCAGCGTTGCCGGGGTTGGCGGGGTCGCGGACGAACGACGACGAGTGCGCGCTGAGCGCATGCGCGCCGAGTGGATGCACGATTGAGTTCAGCAGCGTGCTTTTACCGTTGCCGCCGCCGCCGTAGGGGATCACCAGAATGTCCTCGACGGGATCGCCGCTGACCGAGTAGCCGATCAGCCGCTGGAAAAATCGCACCATTTCCATGTCGCCCTGCATGACATCGAATAGCGTTTCCTCGAACAGCGGACACTGCGCCGCGGCGTCATAGTCCACAGCGGCGACGCGCGTTATCCGATGCGCGCGGTCAGGCGGCAGGAGCGCGCCGGTCATGAGGTCGACTACGCCGTTTCGCACGCCCAGGTATCGCGCCTGCGCGTCGATCTCACTGGCGCGCACCCATAGGGACGGCTCGAGCGTGGCGATCTTCACCATGTGCTCATACATCGACCACCGCTGCGACGCGGCGCACCATTTGAGCAGATCGGCTTTTTCCTTGTCCGAGTCGCAGGCGTCCACGTCCGCGCGCATGCTGTCCACAATCGACTTCGCGAGCTGTTGCGGATACGTCAGCGACACTTTGTCCCACCAGCCGCCGTTGAAGTGGTAGAACTGCCCTGTCTCCGGGCAGAACATAAGGTCACGCCCGAACGCATCCACGAGCCGCTGAGCGTTACCCGCCTCGGTGCGCGCGTAACCGCCGCCCCTCGCCCTCAGACTCTCCCCGCGGAGCGCCACCAGCCACTTCAGCGTGATCGGCCGCCCGCTGCGCTTGCCGAATGACTCCCACTTCGCCACGAGCACATCCGCGTCATAGTTGTCCGCGCCACTGCTCCACGTCTCCCACACGTCCCGCCATTCCGCGGTCCCGCCCCCCTCGTGGTGGAGCGCCATCCCGACGCGCAGCCACCCATCGTAGTCCGCGGGGTCTCCGGCAAACTCGAGCAGCGCCCGCGCCTCATCGATTGACAGCCCCAGTGGTGGGACGTAATCTGACATTGGGTCGCCGGTCTCCCCCCTCGTGTCCGGCGCCCGGTTCTCGTTCAGTCCTCTATCCCCTGTTTGAGGGGGCGCAGTCGCAAGGCTCGCCCCCTCTTCTTTTTCCGCCTCGCACGCAGCGAGCCACCCTTCGACCGCCGACCAATCCGTCAGCGGCGCATCGCTCGGCGCCCATTCGATGAGCCCGCCGTACAAGTCGGTCCACTCGTAGTCCTTGCCCGTCACCGGGTGCGTGCCGTAGACCACGCACTGTTGCCCCGTGGCCAAGACCTCGAGCGCTCCGCGCTTCGCCTTCGGGTGCGGTCCGCTGAGCCGATAGAGCAGCAGCCGCTTCGGTGGTAGCCCGACGCGCGTCGGCGCATAGCCAAGCAGCTCGTAGGCCAACTGCTCGCAGCGCGCGGCGAACACCTCATCGGATGAGTCGATGTCCAGCGCCACGAAGTACCAAGGCGCAACGCCCAACACCAGGCCGACGTTGCACTCGGCGTGCTTGGTGAACACGTCGGGGGGTGAGGCGTAGCGGGGATCTGACCAGCGTGGCAGAAACGCAGCCTTGCCGCGCGTAGGGGTGACGGTGTAGCCCGCCGCTTGAAGCGCGGCGCCGAGTGTGCTGAACATGAGTCAATCCTCGTTTTTCTGGTAGTGCGGGCAGCGCCGGCAAGCATCGCACAACTCGCCCCGTCCGATCCCCGTGGCCGCTTCGAGTCGGCCAGCCAAATCGGCGGACGCCGCCCGCTGCCCGTACACCACATGGCGCAGCGCGTCGACGCTACTCTTGACAGCGCGGGCCAGCGCGCGTTTATCATCAGGCTCGGCGTCGCGCCACCATTGTTTGAGAGCGGTTAAGCGCATCGCGCGGCCTCCGGTTGCGGCATTTCTGCCGGTAGTAGTTGAAGCGCGTACAGGCCGCCTTTGGTGAAGCCCACGTGCTTAAATCCGGCCCGGCGGTAGCAGCGACCGGGGTCACGCTTGCGGCGTGTCTTGCTGGCGTCTACGAAAGTAATCATGCCGAGTTCAGGCGCCGGCCCGTAGAACGCCAGCGTGGCCGCGACGGCTTCGCGGATGAGATCGCTGCTGCGATACAACAGCGATTCATTGCGGAAGGCGCTGCACACCCATGCGCCGGCCCATGCGTGGCGCACGTATTCAGCGAACGGCCACGAGGTGATCCAGAAAGCGTCGCAGTCTTCGGTTTTCAGCACAAGGCAACGCCCCGGTGGTGCGAACTGCGGGGACCCGATTTTCTGACGGTTGTAATGCCGGTCCGCCAGCGGTACAACTTGCGCGTCGGCGCGATGGGATTTCAACCAGTCCATTTCGCAAATTCTTTCGGCTTCATGCTTGACAGCACCTTGGACCATCTGGTACACATAGCTTCAAGCAACCGAGAACCGAAGTCAACCTGAGAGGAACAACTGATGAGCTTGGAATCTGAAATCAAAGCGCTGACCGCCGCGGTGCAGCAACTGACGGAGATGCTGCGCAACCAGGCGCAGATGCCGTTGCCCGAGCCGGTGAACGGCCCGGAGACGCAACCGGAAGTCGTTGAGCAGAAAGCCGTGCTCGAGGTGGCCGCGGACAATACCGGCACGGTCACCGTGACGCCCGTAGCGGCGACGCTCGAAGACTGCAAGGCGGCGTTCCGCGTCTATGCCAAGCAGTTCGAGACGCCGAGCGACGCGCACAAGGCCGGCGCGGCGCTGCTGGCGAAGTTCGGCGCGGCGAAGTTGCCGGAACTCAAGGCGGACGACTACGCGGCGTTCGTGGCTGCCTGTCAGCCATGACCACACACTCCAAACTCTTCAGCCCCAGCGCCGCGCCGCGCTGGATGCGCTGCCCGGGGAGCGTCGCGCTGACGCAAGACATGCCCGACGAGACAAGCAAGTTCGCCGAGGAAGGCACGCTGGCGCACTGGTTGGGCGCGTTGGTGTTGACGGCGGGCGAGGACAGCCCTGCGAAGTTCTACATGGAGTATTACCCGGACGGTGATCATACCTGCGAGGAAGTGCCCAACACGCTGCGCGTGACGCACGAAATGCAGGACTTCATCCGTACCTATACGGATTACGTCAACGCCGAAGTCGAGCGCACCGGCGGCACGCTCCTGGTGGAGCAGCAGGTGGACTTCTCGGCCACGCTCGGTGTTCAGCCCGGCGAGGCGACGGGTACGGCCGACGCGATCATCGTGTCGGATGATGAGATCGTCGTCATCGACCTCAAGTACGGTCGCGGCGTGCAGGTGTTCGCCGAGTCCGAACAGTTGAAGCTCTACGCGCTGGGCGCGATGGAGCAGCACGATCCGCTGGGTCTGGTCGAGAAGTACAAGTTGGTCATCGTTCAGCCGCGGCTCGACCACATCGACGAGTTGGTCATGACGAACGTCGAGCTTTCAGCGTTCGGCGATGAGGCGAAGATACGCGCGAAACTGGTCCTCGACGCCGTGGAGACGTACGAGCAAGGCGGACAAATCAGCGACTTCATGGCGCCTTCGGAGAAAGCATGCCAGTGGTGCAAGGCGAAGGCGACGTGCCCGGCGCTGAGCCGCGACGTGGCGCAGACCGTTCAGCCGAACGCCGACGACATGGAGGACATCGCAGCGACGCTCACGCCGGACGGCGCCAACTGGCTCGGCATCGCCATGTCCAAGGTCGGCATGATCGAGGACTGGTGCAAAGCCGTGCGCGCAGCGGTCGAGGGCGAACTCATTGCCGGCCGCGCGGTGCCCGGCTACAAGCTGGTCGAAGGTCGCCGGGGTGCCCGCAGTTGGTCCGACGAGACGGCCGCAGAGGAACTGCTGCGCAAGACGTTCCGGCTCAAGGTCGAAGAAGCCTACGACCTCAAGCTCATTTCTCCGACCAAAGCCGAGAAGGTGCTGGCGGATTCACCGCGGCGCTGGAACAAGGCCAAGGCGCTCATCACCCAAGGCCAGGGCAAGCCCAGCGTGGCGCCGGAGAGCGATAAGCGGCCGGCGATCAGCGTGGCGCCCGATGCGTCGGGGATGGAAGATTTATCAACCGAAGTGGAGATGTGAGATGAATGAAATGTTAGCAGGGCGGAGTCAGTACGACATGCAAAACTCCCTGATGAACGCCCCCGTGCGCGCGCCATCGGTGCTCGAACGTCTGACCAGTGAAAAGGAACGGCTCGAGTATCGGCTGAAGCAGGTCAACGAAGCGTTGGCGCTGCTCGACGCCCAACCCGCAGTCAAGGACGTGCTCGAAGCGCTGTCCAAAATCGGTTTTTAAGGAGCAACAACGTGGAAATCATTCTCAAGAACGTGCGACTCGCATTCTTCAACGGCTACGAGCCCGGCAGCTACGAGGGCAAGCTCTCGTACGGCGCGCAGTTGATCATCGACCCGGCCGACGAGGCCCAGGTCAAGAAGCTGGACGACGCCATTCAGGCGTGCGCCATCGAGAAGTGGGGCGCGAAGGCCGGCGCTTTCCTCAAGGAGATGAAGGCGAAAGATCGCGTCTGCTTCCGCCACGGGCCGAAGATGGCCGCCAGTGGCGAGCCGTACGACGGTTTCGCCGACCGCTTCTACCTGTCGTGCTCGAGCCGCGAGAACCAGGCGCCGCTGTGCATCAAGCGGGACAAGTCCATCAGCACGCCGCGCGACGGCGACCTCTACGCGGGGTGCTACGCGGACGTGAAGCTGAGCCTGTGGGCGCAGGACAACCAGTACGGCAAGCGCATCAACGCTCAGTGCCTGGTGTTCCAGCACCGCGCGCACGGCGACGCCTTCGCGGGCGGTCCGCCGCCGAGCGTCGACGGCATGGACGACCTGAGCGACACCGGCGAAGAGCTGGCGGATCTCATGGGTTGATCTCCGAGCGCCCCGCCGTAAACCGCAACACCACGCGGCGGGGCGCTCAACTTCAAACGTAGGAGGGGCTATGTCTGAGTTGAGCGTTGAAGCATTGAGCGCCGCGGCTAAGCGCCGGATGGCTGAGTACCACATCACGCCGCGCGACGAGCGGTTGCCGGTGCCGCTCTGGTGCGACCGCGACATCGGCATGGAGCAACTGCACGCGGCGCTATCGGCTGCGGGCTTGGAGCTCGTGGCCGATATTCGGAGCCCTTGGCGTTTGGTGATCAGGCGCAGGACATGATCCGCTGCACTCTCCACCTGACGCACTTGGAGCCGTTCAAGGAATGGCTCACACAGCGCGGCGTTGCCTTTCGTCCCGGTAAAGGTGACTGGCAGGTGCTGCAGGTTGAAACGCCGAAGCATGGCTGGCAGGTCATCTTCCGCCGCGCTGATATGCCCGAGCACTACTCGATCAACGCAAAGCTGCTGCCGCTTGTGCAGAGCTTCATCGACTCCCGCAAATGACCACCCTCTACGTCGACATCGAATCATTTTGCGAACTGCCCATCACGGTCGGCACGGCGCGCTATTGGGAAGCGGCTGAGGTGCTGCTGGTGTCGTGGGCGGTCGATGATGGGCCGGTGGAGGTGATCGACTGGCAGCGCATCGGCGTCGACCGTTCGCGCTTCGTGGCCGCATGGAACGCCGCCGACGTGCGCTGCGCTCATAACGCCAGTTTTGACCGCACAGGTCTGCGCACGATTGGCTTCACCGCGCCGCTCGAGCAGTGGCATTGCACGAGCGCCCAGGCGCTGCAGCACTCGCTGCCGGGTAGCTTGGGGCCGCTGAGCGAAATCTACCAGCTCGGCGATCAGGGCAAGGACAAGCGCGGGAAACAGTTGATCCAACTGTTCTGCAAGCCCCGACCGAAGACCTCTCACTGTCGCAGAGCGACAGCAATTACGCACCCCACTGAGTGGGCCGAGTTCATCGAATACGCGCGCCAGGACGTGGTGGCGATGCGAGAGCTGCACCGCAAGCTGCCGAAGTGGAATTTGACGCCCGTCGAACGGCAGGCATGGATACAGCACCAAGAGATCAGCGAGCGAGGCTTCCACGTCGACCTCGACCTTGCCCGCGAAGCCGTGGCGCTCGGCGCGAGGACGAAGGAGGCGCTTCAGGAGCGCACCGCGGAGATCACTGGCACCGACCTTGCGGTCAGCCAGCGCGATGCGCTCTTGAAGCTGCTCCTTGAGGACTACGGCGTATCCCTGCCGGATATGCAGGCCGCCACGCTTGAGCGGCGCATTCAGGACGAATCGCTGCCGGAGCCGGTGCGGGAGTTGTTGGAGATCAGGTTGTGGTCCTCCAAGGGCAGCAACGCGAAGTGGCAAGTGCTGCTGAACTCCGTGAGCGTCGACCAGCGCCTGCGTTTCACGGCCAAGTTCTGCGGGGCGAACCGCGCCGGCCGGATCAGCGGCTCGGGCTTCCAGCCGCTCAACCTCCCGCGCCCGCCGAAGAAGTTGAAAAAGCACATCCCCGAAGGCGTCGAGTTCATCAAGGCCGGCGTGGCTGACCTTGTGTACGACGCCCCGATGGACATGGCCAGCGCGGCGCTCCGCGGTGCCATCATCGCGCCGCCCGGAAAGAAGTTGGTGGTGGCGGACATCAACGGCGTGCAGGACCGTGAGACGGCCTGGTACGCAGGCGAAGAGTGGGTGCTTCAAGCGTATCGCGACTACGACGCGGGCGTCGGTCCCGACGTGTACATGACCACGTACGCGCGCCTGTTCAACGTCACGCTCGAGCGTGTGATCGCCGAGAACGAAGCGGGCGGCAACTGGCGGAACGTCGGCAAGGTCATACGTCTGGCCGGTGGCTTCGGCGGCGGGGTGAATGCCGTCGACCGGATGGCGACGCTCTACGGTGTCGTGCTGACCGACGCCGAGAAGAAAGAGATCATCGACAAGTACCGCGCGCAGAGCCCCCACATCAAAGCGTTCTGGTACGAACTGGAAGAGGCGTGCAAGGGTGTCATCACGTCGCCGAGCGGCACGCGCCGCCAGTTGGACAAGCTGGAAATCGTGCGCTCTGGCTCGTGGTTGAGGATCGTGCTGCCGAGCGGTCGGTCGCTTAGCTACGCGCAGGCGCGCGTAGAGCCGGGCAAGTACGGCAACGGGGAGATCACCTACGCCGGCACGAACGAGTACACCAAGCAGTGGGGCCGTGCCAAGACCTGGGGCGGAAAGCTAACGCAGAACATTGCGCTCGGCACAGAGCGCGACATTCTGGTGGCGAACCTGCAACTGATGCGGGACAGCGAATATGTGCCGGTGTCGACGTGCTATGACGAGGTGATCGCCGAGTGCGCCGAAGATGCGCCGCTCGATCCGTTCGTCGCCATGCTCGCCACCGTTCCGCCCTGGGCACCGGGCTTGCCGCTGAAAGCTGAAGGCTTCGAGACACAGAGGTATCGGAAATGAGCGCACCACGCAAAATCGAATACGTCGCGGACGGTGTGAAGTACGAACAGGGCCCACCGTGCAAGTACGGCCACCCCGGCATTCGATACATCAAGCGCCGCGGCCGACCGCGCGGTGGTTGCGTGCACTGCCACACGGCGCGGAACCGCGGCGAGAAGCCCGAGCAGGAAGTGGTGCTGAGGTATGTGCTCAAAGCTGATTGGACAGTGGAGATCAGGGCATGAGACTTTCAACCTGCAAGCGTTGCGGCGAAGACACGGTGCTTCGCCAGGCTCAAGTTCAGGGCCAGGAGCAGTGGCTCGAGTATGATGACGCCAACCGCGAGCGGCTGCACAAGTATTCGTGCAAGCGATCTGCGTGGCGCGGTGTGCAGTTAGAACGGAGGGTGGCGAGATGAACGTCAAGCACATGCCCTTCACTCAGGAATACCTTCGTTCCGTTTTCAGCTACGATGAAAAAACAGGACTGCTGCATCGCATAAAGGGCGGCAATTCCCGCTACACAGGGACGCCGGGGAAAAGCGGTTACCTTTGGCGCGGCGTTAAGATGAAAAAATATGCAGTGCATCGTCTTATCTACTTATATGTGCATGGTGTTCAGCCCGAACAGATAGACCATGTAGACGGAGACCCCGCGAACAACCGGATTGAAAATCTGAGAGCCTGCACCAGCGCGCAAAATCAGTTCAATATTCCGCGCCAGAAAAATAACACTACGGGATTTAGGGGCGTATACCGCATAAAAATAAAAACGTGCAATCCTTACGTAGCATCCATAAAGATAAAAGGAAAGCAGACACACTTAGGGTGCTTTCCTACTGCAGAAGAGGCGGCGGAAAGGTATAGAAAAGCCGCTTTAGCGTACGCAGGAGAATTTGTGAGGCGTTAGCATGCGCGAGTCGGCGATAGAAAAACACTTGTGCAAAGTTGTGTCGGAACTAAAGGGGGAATGCCTCAAGTTCGTCAGCCCTGGGCGCCGGGGCGTGACGGACAGGGTGGTGATGCTCCCTGGCGGCTTCGTGGCGTTCGTGGAGTTGAAGGCGCCAGGGGAGAAGCCGCGCGCAGAGCAAGTGCGCTTTCACCAGCGGTGCTTCGATCTCGGGGCGACGTGCCTGGTGTTCGACAACCGAGAAGCTATTAACGATTGGGTTCGGAGGATAAAGCGATGAACGAGTGGATTAAGCACAACGGCGGCCCCTGCCCGGTGGCGGCGAATGTCAATTATGTAGTTCAGTTTCGCGATGGTGCCGTTGCCACAATCCCAGCCGACACGATGCGCGGAGAAACAAACTGGCAGCACAGGGGCGATCTCGATGACATCGTGGCCTACCGCCTCGCCAGCCCGCCCAATGCGGATAAACGGCGCGAATACACCGCAGACGAATTGCCACGGCAATTGGCAGGACCACCACCCGCCCGCCTCGCCCGCGACATGACGGTGCGCGAGCGGATGGCGATGGCGGCGATGCAAGGGATCCTTGCAGCGTGGCCGGTTAATGAAACGTGGGACACCGATGAAAAGGCGCGGTGGGCTGTGGATTTTGCCGATTCATTGATCGCGGCGCTGGGGAAAGGCGATGAGTGACATGGTATGCGCCCACGGGCAACTGAGCCGGCAGTGCGAACTGTGCGAGGCAATGAACACCATCGCCGAACTCACGGCGACGGTCGAGCGGCTGCGGGACGAAGTACACGTCGCGAATAACAGCTATGCGACGTTAGCCGGCGAGCACGAAGCCCTGCGCCAGCAGCTTGCCGCCGCGCAGGCTGATGCGGGGCGATTGGAACGACTGAATGATTTCGTGAAAGAACTCGCGGAAGAAGATTGCGGCTATGGCGACGACTGCCCGGAATTCGGGTCTCGTCACTACCGATGCCTGCGCTGCAAGGCGCTTTCAGCCATGCAGAAGCCCCAGCCATGAGCGCCGAGCGCGAGGCCGTGGCGCGGGCTATCAGGGCCATCAGGATGTTCCGCCCGTCGTCCGAAGAATTAGCAGACGTCGCCATAGCCGCGCTCGACGCGCATCGGGCGGGGCAGGCTGGTCGTCATGGCTTCCTTTGTGGGAAATGCGGTTTCGTTAAATACAGTTCTCCACCGAGACAGCAATGCCCAAATGGCTGCGGCGATATTTTCTATCACGACGACTGCGGCAAGCGAGTGGAGGTGAAGCATGACTGACGAGGAACTGATCGAGGCGATGGTTCATGAAGCTGACAGGTGGGTGACGCAGAAAAGCGGCATGCGCGCAGCCCTGGCCGTCGTGCGCGAGGCGTGGGGGAAGGATGCGGAGCGGTGGCAGGAATTCTTGAGGCGCGCTCGCGTGACGCAGACAGAGGAACGTTTGTTTTCTGGTGACGTTCGCCAGTGCTGGTCGGCTTGGTTCGATGGGGACCACAAGCACGTCAATCATGCAGTTGACGCAGCCATCGCCGCCCGCGCGCAGGAGAAGCAGTGATGGACACCGATTTCAGTGACGCCATGGGAGAAGCGCACGACAGGTTCATGCGCCAGCGCAACTTGGAAGAAGCCCTCACCGCCTCTCGCTCCGAGAATGCGCGGCTGCGGGAGGCGATAGAGCGGGCGCCGCATGACAGTTTGTGCGACAGCCATATAGTCGAAAACATTCTGGACGGCATGGTGGGTCTGGACACGATAGATGAAAGCAAATGTGACTGCTGGAAGCGCGACGCGCCGGGAGGCGACAAGTGAGCGAGAAAGACGAAATCATGGCGCTGGTGGATGATTACGGCATCGCGCGGTGGCACGACGATTCAGGCGAGACTGAGCGCGCCGCCATTGAGGCCCGCGTGGCCGCGCTGGTGGCTGAGAGGGATGAGGCGAAGTCGCCAGATGCCAATGTGGAGTCTGTGCGAGCAATGCTTTTGGAACGCAGTAAGGTTGGGATCCTGAAATACGGCGTCACGACTGAGCGCGGTGATTTGAGTATCAAAGACTGGTTGAGACACATGCAGCAGGAGATGCTGGATGGCGCGGTTTACGCGGAAGCGGCCATTGCAGGCGTCAAAGAAGCGGATGCTGTGCGGGATGAGTGGAAAACAGTCGGTGAACTTGCGATAGATGAGGCGGTGAAGCGCATCGCCGCCCTCGACGCCGAGAACCGTGCGCTGCGGGAGGCAGTTAACGTGTATGCGTTCCCGCTAGGCCGCAACGCAGACTTGGTTGAGACGGCACAAGCGTTATTTGAAGGCCAGCCCGCGCGCTCGCGGCTTGGCAGGCACGGGAGGTGGAGTGATGGATTTCTACATCGTGTGGATTGTGTTCTTTTTGGCGTTCCTGCCAATCGTGGATAGGCCATGAAGCGCCGCGCGCGGTCGAGGCGGGTGCGGCTTTGCCCGATTAAATATGGCGAACTGGGGCCGCCTTGGAGCCCTAATCAAGGATGGGCGTTGCGTCCTTTCAACAGGGTAAGGCGCTGGGCAGGCGCGGGGCGGTGATGGAGATCATCGGTGCCATCTTGATTGTTTGGGTCATTGTCGTTTTGGGTATTCTGGTTCTTATGGGTGGATCGTGAAGTTCAACCCTCGCCCCTACCAGCGCGACATTGTGAACTACACGTTCGAGCACGAACGGTGTAGTACCAGCTCGTTCATGGGTAGTGGCAAGACCGTCTCCGTGTTTACGATGCTCGACACCCTCTACCGCTTCGGCTACGAGTCGCGACCGACACTCGTCCTGGCACCCTTGCGGGTGGCAAGAAGCGTGTGGCCCGCGGAGGCGAAGAAGTGGGACCACCTCGATCTCGACGTGTCGCCCATCGTCGGCACCGAAGCTGAGCGCTTGGCTGCGTTGAAGCGCGATGTTCAGATCTACACCATCAACTACGAGAACCTGCCATGGCTGATTTCCCGTACCTCAAAGAATTGGGCGTTTGCAAATATTGTGGCGGACGAGTCTACAAAGTTGAAGAACCATCGCTTGAATTCTGGTGGCATCCGCGCGGCGATGCTGGCAAAAGTTGCGCACAGCGCTTCTACCAAGCGTTGGATCAACTTAACCGGCACCCCGGCGCCCAACGGGCTGATCGACCTGTGGGGTCAGCAGTGGTTCGTTGATCGCGGCGCGCGCCTGGGCCTCACCTTCACAGCATTCCAGAACCGGTGGTTCCGCCCACACCCGAGCGGGTATGGCGTGGTGCCGACTGAATGGGCGCAGGAACAAATTCAGGAAGCGCTAGCAGATTGCTGGTTGGCGGTTGATGCCAAGGACTACTTCGACCTGGAAGAGCCCATCGTGACCGATGTGACGGTCGACCTGCCACCGAAGGCCATGAAGCTCTACCGCCAGATGGAGCAGGAGATGTACATCGAACTCAACGGCGCGGGGGTCGAAGCGTTCAACTCCGCGAGCATGACCATGAAGTGCCTACAGCTCGCGAATGGCGCGATCTACAATCAGGACGCCTCGCGCTGGGACGAGGTGCACGACGCGAAGCTAGATGCGCTCGGAGAGATCATCGAAGAGGCCGCGGGCGAACCGCTCATCGTCTGCTACCAGTTCAAACACGACCTGGCGCGCATCAAGGCGCGATTCAAGAAGGCGCGCGAACTGCGCACAGCGGGAGACGAAGCCGCATGGAACCGTGGCGAGATCCCCCTGCTGGTACTGCACCCTGAATCCGCCGGCCACGGGCTCAACCTCCAGGATGGCGGGAATCGGATCGTGTTCTTCGGCCATTGGTGGAGCCTCGAGCCGTATCAGCAGGTCATCGAACGCATTGGGCCGGTCCGGCAGATGCAGTCTGGCCACCAGCGCAACGTGTTCGTCTACCACATTCTGGCACGTGGTACGCTCGACCGTGAAGTGATGCTCCGACGCAAGACCAAGGCCAGCGTGCAAGACTTGTTGCTTGCCGCCATGAAGGAGAAAGCAGCGTGACGAAATTAGGCCCTATCTGGCAGTGCGCGGCGTGCAGCCGCAGTGTTTTTGCGACCTGGGATAACGACGCTAAGTGCTTTGTCCCGGAGTCGAAGTATTGGGAGGGTGGCCGCTGGGGGCCTTTTCACAAAGTGTTCTGCGGTGCGGAGCACGCAACCATGTACCACAATCAGCAGACAGTGGCGCAATCATGACCTTCGTAGCAGGACTCGTCGCAGGTTTCGTTATCGGGGCTCTGTCGGTTGGGCTACTTGCACCGCCCACTCCTGCAAAGCCTCGAGTTGCGCCGCCGTCAGGTGATAGCGACCGTAGTTCGTCGTCACCGTCATAGCCACGTCACTGAGCGTGGCGTGCTCCGGGAAGAGATCCAGCAATGGTGGCGGGCTCAGCAGCGCTGGTGGTGCCTGCGGGCTCGGGCACGTCACCTTGAGCGGCGGCGTTGAGCAGGCGGATAAAGCCATCAGGGATGACGCAGCGAGAATCGTCAATCTGCGTGACATACTTCGGCACCTCTTTGACGATGGCCTGCGCCTTGGCCTGGACGACGCGAACGCGGTCCATGTAGCGCACTTCGACTTTGCGGTTCACGGCTTCGAGCCGTTCGACTTCGGCGGTGTACTTGGCCTGGAGTTCGGCCTTCTCTTTGTCCCACAGCGCCTGCGTATGCGCTTCGCCCTTAGAGTACACCCACCACTCGAATGCGATGAGCGCCAGTACGGCGGCCACCGCGGCCCAAACCTTCGGGTTGAGCCACGGTGGGGTGGCGAAGTCCAGCAGGCCCATTACGCTTTGCGGCGCTCGGCGATGGGGATGACGATGTTGGGATGGCCGCGACGGCCAAAGATGGTTGTGACATCCTCGACCGTGCCTACCAATCGCTCACTCAAGTCTTTCGACAGCTGCTCGTTCTGCTCGAGCAGCTTCTCAGCTTCGCACCCTGGCAGTAGTCGACGTAGGAGTTCTGGCATTTTCATTTACCATTCTCGATAAATTTCTCCACGACGTCCTTGAGATTTCCGAGCGTGTTGACCAGGTTCGCTTTGTACTCTGTGTCTGCGATGAACGCGGCCATGATCTTGTCTTGGAGCGCTACGATCCGCAGGTAAAAGTATCCGGCCGCGATTGCAAAAACCGCACCGACAGGTCCAATCGCCTTGGCTAACTGGTCGAAAAACTCCATGGACGACACTCCGACATGTTTTTCATTCTTGGTTGTAGTCAGGCGATAGCTTCGTTCCCCAACATCGTGCAAGTTTCCTCGCATCGTGCGGGGGTCTGTTTGTGCCAGTCGGAGTCCAGTGCGTGAACTCGCGCCGCGGCGTAGTCGCCACTCTTGAGCGCGAGCAGCATCTTCGGAAAGCCCCGGACGCCTGCTACTCCCAACTGAAAAGCCATGTCAATTAAGCCGCGGCGGGGCCATTCCGGTAACCCGCCGAACCACCCAAACGCCGCCGTGAGCTGCCTCACCTTGTCCTCGATGTCTGAGTCGAGAAGACGGTCGCATTCATCGTCGCTCAGCGGCGCACCGCAGAGCGCCCGCGCCTGGTCAGCGGTCAGCGACTTGTCCGTGCTGACGAGATGCCCTACGCCGACGGTCCAGAACCCTTCACTGTCCCGGTACACGTCCAAGCGCCGCCCTTCCTGGCGCGCGAGGATGGCGCGGAGGATGGGATCAGCCACGGCGGCGCGTGTGCTCGTCGTACAACGCGAGAACGGTCAGCACGAGAACGGCAGAGCCGAGCAGAATCATTGCGCACCTCGCGTTACGATGTCGGAAAGTAAACCGCTTGGCGCTTTCGGATAGCTGGCCGACGCGCCGCCCAATGTATCCTGGTAGAGCTTTGAGAGAATGAACGAGCGCGTCAGCGGCCGCGCGAACACCGCCGCGGCGGCGCCGTAGTTCTGTGTGGCGGCAGCAGAGCCCACGCCGAGCGCGGCGTCCCACAGGCTGAACTGCGGCACGGCGCCAGTGTTGCGCACCGGTCCCATGACGTGTTTGAACGAATTGGCGGTCTGCGCGACGATCTCAAGCCCACCGCCGAGCGGCACCGGGTTGTTCGGCCGCGCGGCCATGCGGCCGAGTTGCAGTGCATCCACGTGGCCGTCGCCGGTCAAGGCGCGGTCGATGTTGAGTGAACGGGCGATCAGCGAACGGCCTTTCTGGAATTCCGCCATTTTGGCCGCCCAGGCCGCTGCTTGTTCGGGCTGCCCTGTCTGTGCATACGTGCCGGCGACGCGCTTGGCGTTCAGGTCGATGAACTGCTCGAGCGCATCGGCAATCTGCAGGTACGCCGATGCGACGTGAAAGTCTTCCTTTGAGCCTTCTGGACCGCGCGCCTTGGTGAACAGATTCTTCGCGTCCGAGCGGTAATCGGAGATCAAGTCCACTGCGTCATTGATGTTCAACACCGTCGGCTTGCCGCGGGTGGGGGAATCGTTGTTCCACAGCGGCGGTTCGGCTTTCGGCGCCATCAGCCGGTAGTCCGGCATAGGAGAGCCGTTGTCGACGGCGCGCGGCGTCTGGATCGGGCCGCCCGTCACGTCCGAAATGGCGGCGTTGACCCGCTCGGCTGCAGCCTTATATCGGCTGAACTTCATCCCCAGCGCGCGGACTCGAACGCCTACACCTGCCATGAGATCGTCCAAGGGGCCGTTCGGGCCACCGGTCGGCATGTCTCCGAGTTCATCTAGCGGTCGATAGTATTTCTGCACCACCTGTTTGCGGTAGGCGTCGAGCGCGTCGTGGGTCAGCGCTTCCTCCTGCTGGAACCCTGGCAGCGACGACTTCGCAATGCTGTCGGACACCTCCTGGTTGTGCAATTGCGCGGTCTGCCGCGTCAGGAATTTGCCGCTGAACCCTTCCGCCGCGCTGTTCGTCACGGTCGGGTTGGCCTCCGTCGGGGAGAGCTTGTAGCCGACCTGCAGCGCCTGCTTGGCGGCGTTATCCCGCACCTGGTTGGCCACCTGGTCGACCGCGCCCTGCTGCGCCCGAAGCTCAAGCACGCGCTGCAATCCGCTCAGCGTGCCACCCACTGCGGCGCCGCCCGCTGCGCCGAGCCCGACGTTCGTTGCGCGGCTCTCCCCTTCGCTCGTCGGCAGCATGGCACCGCCCACAGCGCCCTGTGCGCCGCCTACGAGCGCACCACCTGCCGCCGCGGCCAGTCGGCCACCGCCGAGTGCCGCCGTCGCCGCAGCGCCCACAGGCGCCGCCACAACAGCCACGGGTGCTGTCGCCGCAGCGCCGCCGGCCATGCCGCCGATGAATCCCGCGGGGTTCGCCAGTGCGCCCACGGATTCGTCTTTGAACTGATCGACTTCGGACTGCGGCGTGACGCCGAGCATCTGCCCGCCGGCCAGCTTCGCGCCCTGAAAGAACGCGCCGACACCTTCGGCAAAGCGCGCGACGCTGGCACCGGGCCGTTCGTCAGGCTTCGCGTACTCCTTCTGGTCGGCCATGCGCTGGTCGAACTTCTTGCGCGCGAGCGCCTGTGCGGCGTTGGGCTCCGAGGCGCCACCGTCGATGTGCGTTACGTCCTTGCCGAAGTCATGCGACGCGCGGGCTTCGATGCGGTCGGGCGCAACGTCATCCGGCACGTTCTGGTAGACATGCGACGAACCGTCATCGAAGGTGATGGTGACATTGCGCGGCATTACCAGTTGCTCACGGTAGCTCCGCTCTTGGTCTTCGCCACAGGGGCGGAAGACGAGTCAACATTCTTCGGAAACACCAATTTCGAGTTCGGTTCGTACTTCGCAAAATAGCTGCGAAGCTCTTGCGGGGAATGGTAGCGGAGATTGGTGGCGCCTACAGTGAACGTCCACTTCCCATCGGAGTCCTGTGACCATTTTCCCGCGCCGGGGTCGTTTTTGGCGTAGATGCTGCCGTCACTGAACGTAATGTGGTTGGGCTTCTTGTAGGTGTCTGCCAGGTGCCCCCGGTCATCGGGTTTAATCTTGCCGGACTCAACGTCTTTCCATGCGCCGCGCAAGTCATACGTCGCCAACTCGTCGTCGGTATGCCCGTTGCTGCGCTTGTCTGCCCACTCCCTAAAGCGTTTTTCTTCTTCAGGCGACAGTTTGGTGTACTGGTTATTATCGACGGGCGGCGCTGCGGGCGTTGCCGCTGTGGGGCTGTCACCGCCGCCTTTCTTCAGGTTCAGGAACTTCGCCCGCACTTCTTGGCGCGAGTCCTCGAAGCCCTGGAGGCGGTTGTCCATTTCCTGCTTGGCCGCGGAGATCGCCGCTTTGAAAGCGTCGGGCGCCTGGGCGGTGTTGATGATCTTGTCGAACTCCGCACGTGCCGTGTCGGTTGTCACGCCGCCACCGGTGGCAGTCGTCACAATGCGCGCGTACTCGTTGCGGAAACCGTTCACGTACGTGTTGAACGCGGCCAGGTCGGGGTCGTCCGTGCCGGCCGTTTTCCCCGCGTTGACCCAGCGGTTGAAAATCGGTACGCCGGTATTGTCGACCTTGCCGGCGAACTCCAGTGCCTTGTCCGCATTCATCTTGGCAGTTTTCTCGAACGCGGAGATCTTCTGGCCCTGCGCTTCGAGCTGACGGTAGCCGCTCAACACCGCCTTGTTCATGGTGGCGCGGGCGGCGGCTTCGGCCGACGTATCGCCAGCATCCGCAGCCTGCTGCGTGGCTTCCTCGATGATGTCGAGCCGTGCCTTGACGCCCTTCGCCCCGCGGCCGAGTGCCGGCAGCGAGCCGTCGATGTTGTACTGCGCCGCGGCGCGCGACAGGGCTTCGGGCGACAAGTCCGGTGTGGCGGCGTCGGCCACGTCCTGGCGAGCCTGCGCGCCTGCTTGCGCCTTGGCACCGGCAATGCGGATCTGCTGCGCCTCCACGTCTGGCGGTAGCAGTTTCGAGGCGTCCGGCGCCTGGTAGAGCACCTGCCCTGTCGGCGTCACTAACGCGCCACCATGCCCGATGGTTTTCGGCGCGTTCTGCGTGTTGAGCGTATTCAACTGCCCGTTCAGCGTCTGGATGCGCTGGTCGCTGGCGTTCAGCAGCGTTGTGAACTTCTCCAGCCCAGCCTGTGTAGTAATGCGGCTGGCCGCTTCGGCGAGGTTCTGCCGCTTCTGGTTTTCGAGGTCAAGCAAGCGCTGCGTCTGCGCGATCTGAGTCTGAACCATCGTGCTTGGCCCGCTGTCGCCCAGTGGGTCGCCCAGTGGGTCGCCCGCGGCAGCTTGGAGCTTCGCAGTACGGTTGGCGATGAGCGCCGCAGAGCGCGCGGGATCTGTGAACGCGGGGATGGCCGCGGCGCTACCACCGCGCGCCATCTGCACCGTGGCTGAGTCGATCAGCGGCACGAGCGTTTCGCTCGGCGCTTTGCCGATGAACTCCTGCATGTTCGGCGCAATGTCCTGGCCCGTCGCCTTTTTGAACTGCGCGAACATGACGGGAAGCTGCGTTTTGCGGGTCTGCGGATCCATGCCAGCAGCGTCGCGCAGCAAAGCCATGAACTCCAGGCCCTGCGCGTCCTGCTTGGTGGCATCAGCCGCGGGGGCCAGCGCTGCGCTGATGGCTTTGGAATCGGCCATCGCGCCTTGGATCTGCTGAAGCGCGATGTCCTGCTTCTGCCTCTCGAGGTCGATGGTCTGTTGGTGCTGCTCCAGCGCAAGATCTTGCTGCCGCAAACGGCGACCGGCCTGCAGACCTTCTGCCAACCCGCCGAATAGTGAGCCGATGCCAGCCATCAGAAATACCCGTACTGGTCGCCTTGCGACTGCCAGTAACTGCCGCCGCCCCCGCCGCCGCCGAACAAATTGCCGACGCCTTTGCCGAAGTTCGAGCCGCCGATGATTGTTCCCGCCAAATTGCCAATGCCGCCCCAAAAGGCGTTGTTGCTTTGGACTTCGGCCTGGTACTGCTGACTGCGCATCTGGTTGTCACCCTGCACAATCGCGTTGTAGCCCCCAGCGTTCATGAACAACTGGCCGATGCCGGGCAGCGGTGCCTGCGAAATGCCGAGCGCGGTCTGGATGCC